TTCATTGTTGGCGCAAGAGCAGGAGACGCATTTATCTTTTTTATTTGTCATTTAAATACCTTTACACATTGTTTTTACTCGCTTTTAAAAGGAGACTGACTGTATTGGTAATTGGTATGCTTCTCTTGCTCTCTGCCTTGCTTATCTATGTAATATTCTTTGTCGGGAGGGTCGTCGCCTTCAAAATCCGCCCAATCAAACTCTTTCTCAAGAGCTTCTAAATTATTCATGCCCGCCCAAAATAATCCGCGCCCGTCTTTATCATTAGAGAGAGTAAGCATCCCTCTACTAGCCATCTTAAAAAGTAATTCTTTATACGTCATTTACCACTTTTGTTTGTAAAGCTCCATGCGAACATACATACTATAAAAATTATTAGCCCTGACACAACTTGTAATGCTAGTTCAATCATGTTAGGTATTTAGCGGCCAAAATACAATTACCTATAATTAAAAAGAATATAATTACCCACCAAGTTATTATTTGCTTCCTAGTCATTCCTTTTGATAAACTCCGCAACTTCCTGCATGGCTTCAGTCGCTTGGTTGAGCTTATCCTCCTGCGCTGGGGATAGCGTCTTATTTGGCTCTTTCGCGTTCGCAATTAAAATAAAAATTAAAATTGTAAAATTAAGAATTATATTTGCCCAGCATAGATACTTTATCCCGAGCAAATCCTCTTTCGTTGTCGGCATTATCATCATAACTTATTATATATTCAGCTTTGAGAAATTCAACTTTTTTAATCTCATCATAAACTTCATTTTGAGAGAGGGCTTCGCTTTGTAGCGGCCAAGATGGGTTATTATTTGGCATTTTATTGTTAGTATTTACACAAAAAACCCCGCTCCGAAGAGCGGGGTCGTTATGAGGACTACTATTTACTGGGGGGAGATTTTGTTGTATCTTTCTCTCTAAGATAGGAACCTCAATAAACCTACTTTATTATTTGAGAGAAAGTGTTTCGGGGTTTTGTTTGATCTACCGCCTAAGAATAGGAACCACCGAGAAAACCTATCTTGCATGCCAGCGGTAGTGTTACTTGCGCTTGCGACGTTTACTAAATTTCAACGTCTGCGAATCTGATGCCACAGTGAACGTAGACTTAGGCACAGTGACATATTCAGACCTGTGCTGATTGAACTTACGCAACTTCTCTACCGAATCAATAGTAAGAGAGTTGCCCGCTTGAGTTACAGTTACTTGGTATGTAGTATTTCTCATACAACTATATTATAGCTACTAAAAACTATTTGTCCAATTTATTTTTGTCTCTGAGTGATATTAGATGCTCTTTAACAACTCTTTGAACCCTGCTATCGTCCGGCAAATCCTCTAACGTCATTGACTTCCTTCCTCTGGTAAGCCAACTGCTGCTCTGTATCTTATCACCTAAGCCATAAACGCTTTCTATGCCTAACTCTTCGCATAGTTTATGCTCTGGCGTGTTTGTGCCGTCTGTCCTATCGCCGCCATTACAAAACATAATTTTATCGAACTTATTTCGATACATTTCATTAACAAATTTTATACTAGCGCAAACAGTCTGATCTTCATCAATACTTTTAATAGTAAGATTAACGGGCTTCAGCGCTTGGACAATCATCATACGCTCTCTGAGCGGCATAAAAGGTTTGCCCTTTTTATTTGCCAAAAACTGATCTGTATTTACGATTACGAAAAGCTTATCTGCTATTGCGGCAGACCTTTCTAAAAGCTCTAAATGCCCTATGTGCAACGGGTCAAACCCGCCGCTAACTACTGATAGTTTCATTTTGTTTTAAATAGTCTATTGCTTTGTATAGGGTTGGGATGGAATCTTTAAAAGCCCCAAGTCCTCGGTTGCATTTGTGACAAAGCCATCCTCTAAAGTTATCCGTTTGATGACAGTGATCAAGCACCCACGCGCCATTAGCCTCGTTGCCTTGACCTTCGCATTCTTTCTCGGATCCACCGCATATAGGACATTTATGATTTTTCGGAGCAGATCCATGTATTGCCTTTAGTCGTTTTTTAGCTTTTACTAATTGCTTATTGCACTCTTTGCACTCTGTCCTGAGATAGTTTTCGCCTCCTCTTTTAGGGAAGCATTTTTTTGGCAAAAATTTCAAGCATTTTATGCATTGCTTGTCTCCTTTTTCTACAACTTCTTCAAAGAAGTTAAACCCTGTTTGAGTATTCAAAAAGATATTTTTACGATAGTACCTTTTACTACGCCCGTTTCCTTTTCATAGTTATTTGGAGCAGGCTTATCCTCCGGCAACCATTCGTACTTCGTGCTATGACATCCGGTACATAAAATAAAAATTAAAGTTAAAAGAAAACAAATAAATATTCTAGTTTCTAATTTCATTTCTTGCCTCCAAGATATTTTTTCGCATGGCCTTCGGCTATCAACTTATCGTTATAGCTGCCCACTGCGGAAAACGGAGAAGCGTCCTCTGGATATTTATATAAAACACCTAAAAGCCTGCCATATTTTCCTTTTTTATCAATAGAAGTTTCAATAATGAACTCGTTGTCTCCTTCCGCAATTAACTCCTCAAGTCTGGCTTTCGCTGCCAAGCCTCTCGCTTTCTCCTCTTTGTCTCTTGTGCGACATTCTGGAGTATCTATGCCGTACAAACGAATACGCTCCTTCTTGAAGGTGCTGAAACCACAGTCGATCATAGCGTCAACTGTATCGCCGTCTACAACTCTTATCAGCTTTGCTTTATATTGATACATCAGAATCTTTACCTAACTTTGCCGCAAGCTCTTCGAGTGAAATGACGATATCATTTATCAGATACTCCGTTTCAAACCTTTGCTCCTCATCCAAATGCCGCAAGTCAATCGCTAGTAGTTCTTCTATCATATCATATATTTTATCTCTTTCCATGATATTTGACAAAAGAATTTACACAAAAAAAGAGCGGCCGAAGCCGCTCTTAGATTTTCAAGCTTTTGTACACGCTCCCGCCTAGCTCTAGGAAACTTGAAACCTAAGCTATATTCGGCGAAAGTGCAAGACTTTGCTGCCGCTTCCCTCTGCGGTTAAGAGCCTCAAAACTCACCGCGTATTCGAGAGAAGTACGAGACTTTGCGATCACTTCACTCTGCGGATAAGAGTCTCAAAACTTACCGCACGTTCGAGAGAAGTATTAGAGTTTTTGTACTGCCTTTCATCTGAGGTCAAGAAACTCATAAACTTACCTTATTTCGATGAAAGTGGTTAGGCTTTTGATCTGACGGCCAATTAAAGCTAGGAAGCCTTAAACCTACTTTACTATCATTGACCGTGTTTAACATAACAAGAAATCAGTTACTTCTGTTACATAAACCTTTTTTTTCTTGCATTTTTCGCAAGGCCCCTTTCTCCAAGAACCGCAACGATCAGTAGTTCTTGGTTGTCTGCCCTCTTTCTTCGCAGCGCGTTTCTCTCTATTTTGCGCTTTGATTCCACACTCGTAACAGATCATACAACAGCCTTGGCCTTCTTTTGGATTCTGTCGATAATCTCGAAAGCGGTTAAACGAGGAATATCTTTAACGCTATTCCAACCCTTAGCTTCGCTATTATTTTCAGAGATAAGCTTATTTCTAACCTGCTCAAAGGTGATGTTGTTCTCCTTGAGAATTGTTAATAAGAATGAGTCTGGAGACATAGATACAGAAGATTGTGAAGCGAGAGCCAGTGAAGGAGTGGCGACCTTACCACTTGCCGCCTGCTTGCCTTTGTTCGGAGCGATTTCCTCCTTAGCTACGATATTGATCTTCAAGAAATTACGCACCGCACGACAGAAAGCTCTATTCTCAGCAATAGCGGCTAAGTAAATCTGCCCAAAGCCTTCGGTGTTATTTAATCCTGCGTCAGCCGTACCCTCAAAGTAAACTTCTTCGCCCTCCGTTTCATAATTCCCTGCCCAAGTGATGCCGCACTTCATACAAACATACTCTGGAGATGCGGTTACGATGTCATAAACTACTGATTTTATGCCGCGTAACTGAGCAAGCTCTTTTAGTCCAGACAAAAGAATAATTAAATCTTTATCTTTTAATTTAGTGACATCTGTCTCGGAAGTATTGTCTCTATTCGGAACAATGTGGTCGTTATTGACCATCTTTCTCCAATCGATCAAATTATCATCTTGATAAACATACTTCACACCATCGAGTAGTCCAAACTCGTTCCTCTTTATTACTTTTGGCGGTTTATTGCTTGCCATACGAGATAAGCTTGCACGTTTTCTGGGCATAAGTCAACTACTTTCTTTCAACAAAATAAAAATGATCTTTTTCTTCCCAAAAGTCCTCATGGTCAATGATTTGCATAAAAGAATGCTCGAATGATGCGATGGGCTGCTGGGCGGCTACGGCCATTTTACTAGCGTAAGCTTTGCCGCCATGTATAAGAAACTTATTTGATTTATAAAATATCTTTTTCTTATTCGCTCCTTTAAGCTCTTCAATATCGTCAATGGTAAGTTTAGGAACGATATTTATATGCTTGTCAATATCCAAGTAATCTATTTTATATCCGTCAACTTTCTCTTTACTTTCCCTACTGAGCATCCCGGTGCTGATGCCTAATTCAATAGCTCTCTTTACGAAAGAAGGCTCATGGTCGTCATCAATAAAATATATAAGTTCAATAATCTTACTTTTGTATTTAGTTAAAATATCTTCCGGTATTGGCTTGCTAGTTAAAATAGAACAAGGACATATTTCTAACTGCTTAACTAAATTATCCAAGTTGTAGTTATAGTCCATTCTGACTATCAGAGTTTCTATACCTAGAGATTTAATATCAGCTATTGCATTAGATAGGGACGATTCTATCCTTCTCTTTTTGTAAAGAGAGCCGATTCTCAAAGTATTAAATTCAAAAGAATAAGGCTTTCCTAGATTGCGAAGTATCGCTTGAGCTATCTTTTCTGGATGAATGTTATTTATAGACTTTGGATTTTCATTCGGGTTGAAGCTTGGTTTATCATCATAGCTCTTTAAAACCTCTACATCCTCATCTTTACTCCAGTACGGTTTAAATTGTTCGTAATAAGAGTTGGAGAAAAGCGTAACTATTCTCTTATTGTACGCGGAAGCGATTTGCAGAGACAGATTATTCGTGCAGATATGTAGACAAGAGTTCTTAATAACATAAGCGCGCTGGTTTTCGTCAGTTTGACCAACGGCTATATAGCAACCGGGGATTTGGGTATCATCTTTGTCTCCCAACTGGACAACTTGCACTCCTATTTGTTTTAAGTGAGGCTGAAGAAAATCTAAAACCATGTCCCAATGGTCATACTTATTTGAATGGTCATCAGAAGATACATCTAATGTCGCATACTTCCCATTGGTAGCCATCGGGAAATACTTTTCGTAAATATGAGGCTTGTCTATCTTAAGATTATCTTGCAGCGCGTATGATTCTAAAATGTGCATAAGTAGTCTTTATCAATACGATCTTTCATATTATGAATATAATTAGAGAACTTTTGAGTAGTTAAATACGGGGTAAATACTATTGCAAAATGTTCTTTAGCTTGCCCGGCGCCTTCCAAAGATAAGGAATTATCAAAAGATTCTGCGTAAGGTATAGTTTTATGGACGTATTCATTTGCCCATAGCAAAGAATTGTTTTCCGGCTTAGTAGAAACATACAAGTTATACTCCGGATACTTTTCTTTTATAGACTTAAATAGAGAGGTAGAAAGAAAAACGTCTTTCTTTGACCCGGGCATAATAAAAAGAACGCGTTTACCATCATCATCTTTATCTAAAAGATCTTCCATTTTAACTGGAAAATGTTTTTCGTTATGTTCCTTCGCAACTTTTCTAAAATAATCTTCTATAGTTTTTCTATCAGCTTTATTAGCTATCTGCTTCATCCAATACTTATATCCATCATCATGAATATTGTTTTCAGTATTTAATATCTTTTTATATAAAGATAGAATCCACTCAGAATCGTCGGGTATATTTTCCACATAAGCTTCGGGAAAGTTTCTCTTCTTCTCTTCTTTTACTTCATCAAAATCGTAAGTAGTCGCTGGAGCATTGTCTATAAAGTCTTCAAATATCTTACCAATAACTTCAACCGAAAATCCATCAATAACCCACTGCCTAGCCATTTTGCCCATAAACTCAAGCTGGTTTTTAGGCATATTATAAACTTTAAGTAGATTGTTATATATAGACTCTGGGCAGGTGGAAGCTTTTATAAACTCTGTCTGATGCTCTGTGTATTTACTCCACTCTAGAGCTATAGAACCAGAACCTTCTTCGCACTGCTCTTCGCCACAGCTATAGTCGGTTACAAGAGTAATCAGTTCAGTAAGCTTTGCTTCTTGAATTGGAATTTCCTGACCGCCGCTTGTAAATGGATGACAATAAACATCCATTAAATTATAAATTTCGTTTAGCTGAGACTCACTAACGCCTCCACCTACGTTAGTGGTTCCCATGCTTTTTTCCGCACCGCAAAGATCACACTTCTGCTCTTGTCCAACATACGGCTTAACCTTGTATCCGTAGCAAGACTTACAATAGTATGTTGTTAAGATGTCATCTTTATTTACTCCGTGCTCATCAGCGAGCTTGTGGATATTCCAACCTTCACCCCAGTGAGTATGCAATAGTAGTTTGGACTTGGGTACATCCTTTTGAAATTTTTTGAACCCTTCCATCAAGTTAGGGACAGATTTTCTTAATTGATTACGAAAAACAAACCCGACAATGTAATCATCGTCAGATATGTTATTATTTGCCCTTAACTGCTTCCTTTTTTCGTCATCTAATCTGTAAAAATTTTTAGTTTCAAGGCAACCATGAACAGTTTTTACATGATTATGCCCTTTTTCATGCAGGGCTTTAGTCGCAAAATTACTCCATATCCAATAATTTTTTATTTTTGGCGCCTTTTCAACGGCGGAAGGAAGAATTGGAAGTGAATCTAAAGTAGTCCAAATTACAGAACTGATTTCATTGAACCAAGGCTTATCTATTGCAAAATCAACCCCCCAAATATCCTGCACTGCAATATAAACATCTGGTTTTTCCTGCTTGATTACTTGATCAATTAAATATGCTCCATAGCTTGCCATTCTCGCCTGACCGGGATCTTTACCAATTTGAGCCTGCTGGTTTGGGTCATCTGGCAGCGTGCCTATGGATTTCCAAGGGGTTCTTTGTAAGGCTGGGGTTGAATATGCGTTCCCACAGCAATAACTTACTATATCATATTTTCCAGTTTTATATAAGTAAGAAAGAAGGGCCTTGGTGTTTCTACCAAAGCCTGTCTTCGCCAGAGCCGAGTCTGATTGGAATAGAACCTTCTTCTTCACGGATTATTTTTAGCCGCAATGCTTTTAGCAATAGCTTCGTTATTCTCTTTTATAGAAGAAGATGAATACATACTTAAAGCCGTCAGAAGAAATTGTTTTAGGAACTTAGACTCTCCGAAAGTGAAACCGATAGAATAACTTTTCTTTTCTCCTTCTTTGGGCATTTTAGTCAGAGTGAAAGCAAAGCCCTCCTTCTTGTCATCCTTAATCTTTGGCTTAAAAGAAAATGAAGTATTCTCCTTGGGAGTTTTATGAAAGCTTGAGAACTCTCTACCGCTCTCGATACAATCAATAAATGATCCTATCTCGCTGGGAGTGAATTTGCAAGCGGAGCGAGTTTTCGTGTCAAATTTACCCTTAGCATTTTCCGCGTCCCAACTTAACTGCTTCAGCAGTTGCACATAAAAAGACTTGTCGCTCGTATTGTAAGAAAAACTACAACAGCACCCAGTATTCCATTGATTTGGTTTATAAAAATGAATCATAAACTACGCTATATTATATCAAAAATAGCATAGTTAGTCCAAATTTTTCTCGTCATTCTTAAGCTGTCCTAACTTCATGTATATTTTAGAATCTTGGACAGTGACAAAATTAGCAAAGACTCCGTCATCAGACTTAACGCCCCTTACCCAAACAATATTCTTCTTAGCTGGAAGCCCCTTGTTTTGTTCAATGCAGTCATCTATCCCTCTGCCTCTTTTGTTGTTAAAAATCAAAACATCTATCGAGTCAGTCTCATCTCCGATTTCAAACTTAACGTATTCATTACCGTTCTTAGAGACTTTTACTCCCGTGCAATCCGTCACAGAACCCGCGAAGCAAACCTTAGACTTCGGGCCTCTAGCCCTCACTTCTGCTATTTGAAGAAGATCTCGGTTTTTATCCAAAAATATATCTCTCAAGGAAACACCATGAGTATAACCCAAAAGCTCGTTTTCGTAATACCAATTAGCAAATCTTTCATTGCTATGATTTATATCATATATTCTTTTATACGGAGTAAATTTCTTGCGTATAGTTTCTATCCTAGACTCTTTAATGAACGGCTTGCCATTTTCATCCATGCCTACCTTCATTTTATTTATGACATTGATTAGATCATTATTGCCCTGCTCCGCAAACTGCATTGCTATGACCCTCTCCCTAGATGTCATTATTTTCCAAAGCTGAAATTCAAGAACTACTTTGCTCCGGCTCTGCTTGCCTCCTACGTCCAAAGCTCCAGCTTGAATTAGAGCCGAAAGAACTCCCATATTTATCCCTGCCTCAGTGGAAGCTTGAAAAACTTGAAACTTATTATAGCTAGACGCCTTGAAGTTATTAAGTTTTTTAATAGAAGAGTTAGATATACCTTTAATAGAAGTTAAACCGAATCTTATATTATCACCTTCGATAGCAAAATCATCTTTAGACTTAACTACATCCGGCCTTAGTAGCTCGATATTAAAATGAATTAGCTCTCTGTTTATTTTAGATATTTCATCTATTGGGTCTGGCTCGAACTTACTCATCTGAAGCAGAGCGAGGAAGAACTCTTTCGGATGGTTAAACTTGAGATAAACAGTAGTCGCTGCTAAAGCGGCGTAAGCTATCGAGTGAGACTTATTAAAAGAATAGTTAGCTGAGTCTTCTAGAACTTGCCATAAAATATCACCAATTTCTTTATCAAGATTATTTTCTTTAACCTTGTCTTTAATTTTCTTCTTCCACTTTTTAACCTCATTAACCTTCTTCTTCCCTACAATCCGGCGTAATAACTCTGCTTCATCAAGACTAAAACCAATCTTATGAGCCATTTTCATCATCTGCTCTTGATAGAGGCAGACGCCGCCAGTACTGCCCAGTATATCATCAAAATACGGATGAATAACTTCATAGGTATCGTTATTGGTATAATTAGCGTATTGGTCTGTGAACTGCATGGCTCCCGGCCTTGCTAACGCTAATACCGCGCTGAGTTCTTCAAGGTTTTTGGGCTTTACCTTTTTACAGACTTCGTAGTTAGCGCGAGCCTCTACTTGAAAAATGCCGTGAGGCTGTTTTAAGTCGTATAGATTCTGATAAATACTTTCATGATCTAAATCTATATCTTCTACATTTATACCAATAAATTTACAAGCTTGATCTACGACAGATACAGTTCTTAGTCCTAGCACATCCAACTTGACGTTGAACATCTGCGACCAGTCCATATTGTAAGCAGAAATTTTTTCTTTATCAGAGTCAAGTTCTATTGGGCAACTTTTTACAATATCATCATATGACAGCAATATAGCAGAAGGGTGGACTCCCTTATTTTTAACTAATCCTTTTATTTTTTGAGCTGTCTCAAAAGTCCTAGGATTGTTGTCGCACCAATTTTTAAAGTCATCAACTTCATCATAGGCCTCTGATATGTCCTTAACTTGGCCAAATACTTTGGGTATCATAGCGGAGACATGATTCATTTCTGTCTCAGATTTGTCCTCGACAGTTTTACCGCACTCCTTCATAACCAACTTACCGCTCAAAGTGTTAAGAGTTCTTATCTTGCAGGTCTTACCTTCAAACTCTTCTTCTAGATACTTGAGAACCTGCTTTCTTTTGTAGTAGCAGACATCCATATCTACGTCGCACATCAAGGAGCCGTCTAGATATGTAACTCCTTTGATTACTTTTTTCTTGGCTCGAATCTTTGAGACAAATCTCTCAAAAAATAAATCATATTTAACAGAGTCAATTTTAGTAACTCCAAGAAGATAAAGCACAAAGCTTCCAGCCGCAGAGCCTCGACCTAGTCCTATGGGAATATCAGATGTGTTGCAGTAGTGAATTACCTTCCAGACTAAAAGTATATAATCTACGAAACCTAATTCTTTTAGGATTTCTAGTTCATAGTAAATCCTATCAGTATATTTTTTATGCTCTGCCGTACCTCTCTTTATATTGAGCTTTTTAAACCCTTTTTGACAGAGCGCGATAAGAAAATCGTAAGTATTTTTTACTTTTTCTGGATTGTCTATCAGCTCTAGGTACTCTGGCTGAACATCAAATTTCGGTAGGCGCACGCCATGTATTTCTAGATCTAAATTGCTTAGATCTTTCGCGAAGCTACTCTTTCTTTTTTCTAGGTCTGCCGCGCTTCTTTTTTGGCGGCTCTGACTTTTCTTGCCCTCTGCTATCTCCATCTTCCAGTATAATTTGGTCTAATCTGTTTCTTAGAACTTTTAAAGTGTCCTTACTCTCCTCTTCAAACCTGTAAAAAAAATCTACTTTATCTTGCTTGCCTCCTTTTCTGAGGACTAAAATAGCATAGTCGACATCAGATTCCTCTGACAGCTTTTCTATCAAATCATAAGCAAAATCCATGCTAGGCATATAATGTATTATATACCTAAATTCTGCTCATATCAATTTTAAGTTTGTTCCAAACCTTCAAATTCAACTCTAAATCATTTATTGCATCATGCAAAGTCTCGTAATTATGATTGATGTTGTAATATTTGCCAAGCTCGGACAGGGACGTTCTGATACCTTTAGACCGATAGCTTAAAAGGCGATATTGATAATCAAAGAAATCTTCTTCTTCCTTTTTAAAATAATATTCAGACCTTATCCCTCTTCCTATAGCTAATGTATCTACGCTTTTTTCAAATAAATGATCATACGGCTTATCGTAAATCTTGCACCATTCTCGGATTAGATACATATCAAACCCAAGTATGTTATGACCCACAATGTAATCACAATCATCCAGCCACTCGTAAACCGTGGGAAATATTTCCGACTCAGGCTTAGCTAATTTATTAAACTTTTTTTGATCAAACCTTGTGATTCTGGCAGCTTCATCAGAGATTTTTAAGCCACAGTCCCACTTAACCATCTCATCAAACCTATCTTGAATCTTATTCTCAACAACCCGTATCATTCCAACCTGCCAAGGTCGGTTGTTGTAAAAATTTAGATTAACATTAAAAGTCTCCAAATCCATGAAGACAAGTTTTTTGCCGTTAGACTTTTTAAAAAAATCGTTATCCATTTAATTCTCTGGCTGGGACGTTATAACAATCTGCTTTGAAATAAAATTTCCTATTATAAGAAGACTCAGGATCGTAATCGCCTTCTTTGTAAAACTTAGCTTTCTGATAAAACTCAGACTTTTTTATTTTACCAAGATACCAAGCATAGCTCAAGTCCTTCATTACGCTGATGAAAGCGTATTCATCGCAGTTTTGATTAGGATTAAAGTCTGCTACTGTGCAGTTATAGTTTAATTGAGGAGGGACAGTCCTCTCCTTGGTTTTTACATCGACTGTAAAATGACCAGAGCAAGGGTTATGATATACTAGGTCGTAATCATAGGTATCCTTTATTTCGCCGCCTAGAACGTGCTTGGCAACTTCTTCGCCGATGTATGCTACTAAAGCTCCTTCACCTTTTCTGATGGAGTTATTCAGCAAAGGTAGCTTGTCGGCCCTTTCTTGCGCCCTGTCTATTAGTTGTTGTGATAGTTTAAATCTTTTCATACCAGCTTTCAAAACTGAATTCGTTTGAACACATGTGATCAAAATTTGGCTTAGCTAAAGTCTTTTTGGCTCGGCCGGGATTTGAGTCAGATATGCATCTAAAGGTTAAATAATGTGGAAAATCTGATTTATTTTTGTAATAAATACTTTTAACTTCTTGAGTGCTGTACTTGTCTCCGCAATATGTTAACACATGATTTCTTAATGATTTATCAAACGGTAGATCATTACTTTCTAAAAAGAATATCGGAGAAAAGTTAGAGAAATCCGGAATGATGTTGCTCATACTGAATTTATTTTTATGAATGAAAGAATCATAAAAAGGTATGCACAAAGCTAAATCGTCGTCATTCCAATATTTAAGAAGTAGGTTATAATCAACTCTAGGTGCGTAATAAAATCCATCAGTAGAACCAATAGAATAAATCTGCAAAAGTCTCTCGTAACCGCTTTTATTTTTACAAAAGATAATTACTTTGAATTCATTTAAGTTGTATTCCTTATCTTTAGATTTTATATCATTACAAAGATTAACCCTCAGACCAAACCTTAAATCAATACCAGCCTCCAAAGAATTAGTATAACCTTCCAATACTCCGGTCATGCTATCGTCAACCAAATGGAAAGACTTCATCTTGGCCTCGGAGCATATATCAATTATTGAATCGGGACCTTTCTCGTCAGAGCTCCCAAGCGAATTGAGAGTTAGGATAGACCTACCTATGCTGTAATGAGATTTAAATAGAGGGATAACCTCGGTCATGCCCATGATTGTAAACGGTGTCTGGAAAATTGTCAAGCAAAAATATCCAAGTATTCATCCTTCCCTAAATGCCTTGGGCAGCCATCATATTTTTCTTTTTTAATTTTTTGCCCACTCTCTTTTATTTTTTCAAGCTCATATTTTTTGAAGCTAGACGCAACTTGATTTCCATCTTTGTCACGTAAAGAGTAATAACTATACCCGTCAAGATAAGGACAGCGCCATTTTCCTACCTTGCACAGCCAAGAATTTTTTTTGGTATCCGCAGCATAATTAACAGCAGCATCTTCCTCTGTGAAGTTATTTATCTTAAAAAAAGCATAAGATAGATAATACTCAAATCCCTTGAGCTGTTCGTCTGTAAATTCTACTTGCTGAACGGGGCTTTTGGGGAATCTTAAAAATAAGAACTCTGCGGTGGGTTTATAACCCGGCCAATGCTTCTTCGCGGCTAACGTGTAAGTCATCGCTTGGACATTGGAATGCAACTCTTCTCCTCTAAATTTATATTTACTACTTTTGTAATCTACAATTTTTACTTTTTTGCCGCGTTTGTAAACAATCGGTTTATCTATAAAGCCCCTTATCTTGTAGACAGGGTCTTTGCCCTCAAGCAAAAACTCAAGCTCTGGATTATCAACCTTGCCTCCCCACCCAAAAAAGTCATACTTTAGCCCCACCATAATCATATCCCAAACCAACTCAGTATTTTCTTCGTTAGTCATAGGTAGGTCGGAAGATTTCTCCATCTGGCGCAAATGCTTCATAACGAGCCTAACTACGGCAGGGCTTCCGTCTATAGTGTTAGCTTTTAAAATTTTATCATAATGCTTCTTATGCTTCTTTTTTACAAGCATTTCAAATACCAAGTGGCACACTGTACCTCTCTGTGCTCCCTCGTTTTGCTTCTGAGGAAGTTTTAAGTGGTAATTGCACCAATAAGACCAAGAGCAAGTTTCAAGCGTCTTGAGTCTTGATGCCGATAATATTCTTTCTTTTAACTGTTGCGCCATTCTAAAATTTCTTTTTTATTCATACAGCCGAAGTCATTTTTACAAGGTAGTTTTATTATGACATCGTCTTCATCGAAGTGCTTGTTTAGAGTCTTCTTCGCCTTCCAAGCGGCCTTGTTGCCCGCTCCATTTGCCCCGTCATTGTTCAAAGCAATTATAATCTTGTCTGGGTAAATCCTAAGTAAGCACATTAAAAGATGCGCGCTTAAAGATACTCCAAACATAACTAAAGTATTTTTGATTCCAGCCTCCCAAAGAGCCAGCATGTCCCCAATGCTCTCTACTATAATAACCTCATTCTCTTTTTTAATAATTTCAAAGTTAACTTGAAGAGGATAGCCCCATTTTGAAGTGGCTCCTTGGTGCTTCCATTTTATTGGACTTTGACCCGTCGTGTCCCTGCCTGTGCATCCAATTAACTTTCTATTACCAGTTGAGGTGACACTAAAAATTGGAAAGACGTACCTATTTGAAAAAGCGCCCCTGACAGCCATACCGCCTTCAAAAAGTTTCATTGTCACAGGGCTTACTCCCCTACCCTCCCAGTACGAATGGTCTTTAACTAAATTAGCAAGAGCTTCTGTCGGGATAGGCTTAATATGTTCAAGCCTCGGCTCTTGTTTTTTTGGTTTTTCAAATTGATACTTGGTAGATACAAATTTTCTAGCCTCTTCTATTGTTGAAAGATTTTTTGTAATCCTAATCAGTTCTTCGATTGGGCCAGACTTACACTCTTTAAAATCCGTCCACCAACCAGTATTTTTATCTACGCTTAAAACAGAATCACTGCTCGAATCCCTGTAAAGAGGATTCATCCTGTACTGCCTGCCAGAATCTTTAATTCTGTACCCTAGGTCAATTAGTATATCTCTTATCTCCGACACTATAATATACTGGTGTCTCCGTCATTCCCTGCGATATCTCGTTGAGCTATGTCAAACCTTTGTCTGATTTCGTTAACGATGTCATGTAGCGACCCTCTGCACTCTATTGCAAAGTTTTCTACATTAAAATTTAAGTAGTTGTTACTCCACTCTTCTCTGTGAATTTCTATTTGATTATTTTCTTCTATAATCGGTCTTCGTATAAGATCTTGATGACCTGCCGCATCGCGTCCTTGATACCTTGTTTTAATTGGTAATAATTTATGCGTTCCAAAATGCTCGCCATCCATAGCTATTTCATCAGCAGTTTTTCTTCTGAATATAGCAACGAAACTGGCGAACCATTGCAATCTATCGGACAATGATATAGCTGAAGCGTCATCAACCAAGCTTCTACTATTCCTGTTATGACTTTCTCCCGAGCGATTCATCTGCATGGCAGTTATAATTGGAGCGCTCAACTCTTCAGAAATTCTTTTAAGCTTATCTATCTTATCTCCTATCGCTTGATGCTCAGCCCAGTTTTTATCAACTTTCTCGCCAGTTAGTTTGACATAGTCGTAAGCTATTATACATTTGTTACCTCTGCCAACATGCTTCATATGCCAGCGACGAATAATTGAACAAACTTCGTCAATGGTTTTATTTCTTACATGATAATGAAAATACTTTACATTTTGATATTTGCTTGAAGCTTTTTGAGCTTGGTAGTCTCTTACTTTTTGATACAGCTCCTTGTTTTTAATCCATTTACCGGTCTCTAAATACCAAAGCGGTACTCCGGTTTCAGCAGCAGCCATCCTAAATTTTATTTCATTACTCGACATCTCTGTGTCAAGCACTAAAACAGGAACATCGTTCCTCATGGCGCTCTTTAGACATATATCGTTGATGAAAGTTGTTTTGCCTTGAGCCGGACGAGAAACGATAGCATATATGTTACCATCTCTTAGTCCGCCGAACAGTCTATTAAATTCATCGTATGGAGTTAATAATCCAGATTCATCTGAGGGGTTCATCCCCGCTTCCTCTACCACATCTAAAAAATCATCTAAAATGTTTTGAGGCGATTCTTCGATTTCGTAAGAAAGTATTTTTTCCGAATATATAGAATCAGATTTAGTTATAATCTCATCTACAGATTTATCAGCAGACTCACTGTTTAGAAAATACTTTAAATCATCAGCCGTCTCTTCCAGTTCTCTTAATATTCTATATTTTACTAATTGCTGAACATGAGGCTTAATGCCTCTTTTGTTTGGAGCTTTTAAATATACTGTTTCAAGGTATCCATGAATGTCAACCCCGTCTTTAGTATGTACTCCTACATTCTTTAGCTTCTCGGAAACAAGAATTTTATCTACCTTATTTCCTTCAACATAAGAATTTCTTAATACAGAATATATTGATTTATGTACCGAATGATAAAAGTCCGCTACATTTAAAACAGAATCGAATTCTGATATAGAATCTGGATACTTGAGAAGTCCGCCTAAAACGTACATCTCAAGCTTGAGAGAGTATAAACCCATGTATTATTTATATTTTCTGTCTACCCCGAAGAAGTAAGAGAACAAGTTTTCCGGGACTTGCAGCCCTCCAATAGCGGTATATACAGCTAGACCTTGTTTCGCCCCAGCGTAAATGCCGCGATGGACAGTAGAACCATCACCCATCATTCTGCTCAGTTGTTCAAAACCATGTTCTAAGCTAGACTGAGGTATGTTGTCAAGAGAATTTTTATCGCCAATAATAACGCAGGCCGCAACATTTCCCGTAGAAGCGTCTACGCCTGCTAAAATATTTTTGCGAAGATTATCTCTAACTGCGTAAGATATGCCTGTTTCGCTGGTGTCTTTAATTGGGGTAGCCCCGAACATTATGACTCCAGATGAAAAAATTGTATCTAGATCTGCCTTGTCGAAAGTAGTATAAGCAGATTCTTTAGCGGAGATTTTATTAAAAAGATGCAGGATAGAACATATGCTGTTATTTGCCGTGCTCCAAAACTGATTAACGCTAAGTTTAGGATAAAGTTGTTTTATTTTTTCGTTATCCAGAATAATCAATGGAGAAAGAACTCCTGCTTTTTGAGCGTCAACAATCTTGCTAATTGTATTTTCGGCGTTCTTCTGGACTTTTATACCTTCTGCTCTAGTAGGTAAAGCTGCTATGCATCCAACTTTAGCGTCTGTGTCTTTCGTCTCCTTGCTTAAAGATTGGTTTAAATCATGGCAGATGTCTATAACTCTAGCAACACCGCCAGCCCCAGTTCCTCCACCCGCTCCGGCGCAGACTAGAACTCTTTCATATCCTGTTCCGAAAGTTCTTTTTAGGAAATCAAGAATATCTTCATATCTTGTTCGAAATACTTCGTCCGCCGCATCTGGATTTTTGCCAGCACCACCATCTCCAATCAAGAGCTTATTCTGTTCTGGAATTTTAATTAAAGATAGATCTTGCTTCGCAGTATTTATTACGCCAACTCTACGATATCCTAAGTTCCAGAAAGACTCCGCTAATCTAGAGCCTCCTTGGCCTACTCCTACGATGGCAAAATTAAAAGCTGCGTCATCAAAAGTGTCTTTAATTGCATCTTCTATTTGCTCATCGTCTGGAAGAGGGATATCTGGTAAATCAATACCTAAATCGTCAACCCCTAAACTTTCAACTGGGGCGAGGGGAGCTTCCTCTGGGGTGGGTGCGGGCGCTTCTCCAGCAGTTAAAGATGCAGGTGGTTCTAGTCCCGGCAAAGGAGTTTCGTTTTCTTTGTTTGGATAATAGTCTGATATATTTGTATCACTCATCTTGATAACCTTCTTCCTCGTCTTCTTCTGAATTGCTCTGTATCCTAGTGGTTATATTATCTAGAAAACTTTCTCTAGAAATTTCCTCCATGGCCTCTGACCAATTTTTGATAAAATACTGAAGCGACATAGCATTCAAATCATCCGAGATTTGAGCATGCACTTGAGGCTTTGCCTTCTCGTCAAAACTGAATAATACATATCCTCCATAAGACATTTCGCTTATATTATCCAGTACCTTTTGAGGCATGCTGCCGTACTGTACTTCTTTGCTCATCATAATATATTACACTAAGTATTAAATATCTACGCCAAAAGTGTCTAAAATATAGGATCTGCTAAGATTTTCTATATCTTTAGTTTCTATTTCTAAAACTTTGAATTCATTCATTTCTAGCCAACTTATTTTTTTCATATCCCTTTTAATAGAGGCGAGATACTTATCCCTTGATCCCCCATGAAAAAATTTATTATACTGGTTGTGCTGATCTCCCTGCACCTCTACCGCTATCTTGCGAGTGAAGTTTATCAAGTCCACTTTCATTCTCGTTCCAAAGACAGGAAACTCTTCGTAGCAAATATGATTTTCCCAATAATCTTTGAAAAAAGTTTTTACGTTGAATTGTATCTTTGATCTGCACTTTTTATCCCAATCTATTTTATACTTTGTTACGTTTTTACTAACAAGTCTACCGTTTATGCTGTAAAGCCTCATTAGGCTAAAGTTAAAGTTTCTTTTAGCTTGGAGAAAAGATATTTAGTCAATTCGGGGTTATCTTCGAGACAAGCGGTGAACGCGTCTTCCCCTTGGATTTTTTCGGGTATCTCAAGATTATTCTCCTTTAGCTCATCAATGAGCTTTTTATTAACAGTAACCCACGAGCCAGCTTTTTCAACAAAACCCCACTTAACGAGAGAGTCAAATATCTCGTACTCAATCCACACACTTTTGCCACCAGTTCTACCGTATCTAATAGGATACCTTATTTCAGCACCAGTGGTTTCATTGGGAGTTTTCTTAAAAATAATTTTGCACCAATGACCGTCAGGGTTTCCGTCTTTAGAGTTCTTAGACGTTATTTGGTCACTCTTGTGACGCTTTTGAAATTCAAAAATCCAATCAGAAAAGTGCAAAAGCGCATTGCCGCCTGTGGCATTTGTAAGTTTTGGGTCGCCTTTTTCATAAGGATTAACGCTTACAGTGCTGCGAACCTGAGAAATCATAAAGCAGATATGTCCTCTTGTGCTGATCGGCAAAGCCATGCGCTTTAAAAAGTTAGAGCTTAAAACTGCCCCACCTGCCACCTTGGTAGCCTCTGCGTAGGAGCGATCAATGTCTCCAGACGGAATCAAAGAATCCATCGAATCTATGATAAAAAAGTATTTTCTCTCAGTGGGGTTATCTTTAATTAAATTTGTAATGAATCCAATAACCGTCTCAAAAATATTAGACTTAAAAACAAACCACTTATCCTCAGAAGTATCTACTCCAGATCTCTCTATCATCTCCTTGGAAAGCCTTCCCTCAGATTTAACATAAATAACCATAGAATTATCTACTGATTTCTGAAAGTTTTTTGCGAAAGCCAGAGAGCAGGATGTCTTTCCTCCTTCTGAAATGCCGCTTGCTCTAATGATCGAGGGCCTTAATCCTCCGGCCATTGCAATATCTAAAAGCAAGCTGCCGCTGGAAACGGTATAATTGGCCTCTGTTTCAAAATTGTAGTGCTCATGCTTGTGATCCTGCAAATACTGTTTTATTTGCCCAACTGGATCTAACGTATCATTCTTTTTCTTCGCTGCCATCTCTTAAAAAATCTAATAAATTCTTTTTAGGTTTGATCTTTTTCGACCTACCTGCCTTGCGACTACTTAAAGGATATTCCTTTTCTGGAGACAAGTCAAGCTTATATTTATTCCATTCTACAATTAGGTATTTCTTCCCATGCGGAGTCTGAAACCACAGCAAAGACTCCATGTAATCAAAAGGTTTGTTGAGGATAAACCAGAATTTTTTATCAGAAAATTTCTTAAGAAGGATCTTTGTTACATCCATCTCCCTTTTCGTAGCCTTCGGGTCTTTCCAGATAGCTTGAGAATCTTTTGTAAATTTTTCAATTATGTATTGGTTAATTGTTAATTTTCTTTTAAGCTTCCTCATTGCTGATATATTCCCTGTATTTATCTAAATTGTCAATTAAGTATTTAGGGTGGGAGTTAGGCGTAATGTCCACTTTTTTCACCTTGTAATCTATAAACAATCTTTCTAAAGCTTCATCGATATTATTGTGCTCGAATTTTATTTTTTTATTATTTGGAACAATGTCCCTAGAATGCGCCCAACTTTTTTGTTTCTGTAGCACTTTATCTCCTCCAGTATTATCAAGCCAAGAGAAATGCCATCCAGCATTAGGTATCGAAGGATGCGTAGAGATAGCGTTGCCTCTTATAGTAGATGGCAATATCGTTTTTAATAAAGAAAGCTCAGTCATCTGCGCTACGGAATTATTCTGGCAAAATAAGTTGAATTTATAAACATATAAATCTAAAGAAAACCCAACGCTTGGCCTAGACTGCATGCCGTGAGGCATAATCCTATCTAACTGCCTCAGTGGGTAAAGTTTATCTTTGTCAGAAAATATATAAAAAGCTTTTTTAAAAGCGTCTTCGTTTAGGATTTCATCTAAGGCGCTTATGTAAATTATATCTGTATCTTTAGCTCCTATGTCTTGCAAAATCTTAACGGGATAATTTCCTTGAAAATGATCCCTAATCCAGTCTTTAGTGTTTTGCCCTGCTCCAGTTCTATCGTGAACACTGAAGTTATCTAAAAGCTCAGGGTGCTGCCGTATTCCTTCGTCAAAATTATCTATTTTAGTATAGATAATTTTAGACTTATACTGGTCGAATCTTTTGTGATCAAAGTTAAAAGGTTTCGGTAGGCCGGTGTGGGTTTCGGAAGCTTCAGTTATAATAAATTTATCAACAAAATTCCAGTGTTGATTTAATCTCAATTCCAGTAAATCATTTTCATTAAAGAAGGGGAAACAGTCGTATACCATTATGTTAATTAATAAATTCAGCTAATGATTCTATGCATTGATTATAAGTCGCTCCTTTTTTGCTTATATCCATTATATTTTCAATAGGGATAGAATCTTCTTTAATCCACCAATCCTCCCAAGGGGTACCGTCTTCAAAACTCACATCTTCAAAAAGCATTACATACCCCCTCATCAAAAGCATAGCTCTAGTAGCATCGCAGATGCTTCTGCCATATTTAAAAGCTTCATGCTCCAAAGTCATAGCTTTGAACTCTATATCTGCATCTAGAACTCTTTCTAAAACTGGCGCTGATAAATTTGTCGTTCCATCTACATCCAAGGATATATAGTCAACCTCTTTAGGACTGTGCTCTTTTAGTAAATCTGTCAGCTTCGAAGTTGTAGCATCAACTTGGTAAAAAGGAGACTCTCTGTGCTTACTCCAATCGCAATCAGTTTCAACATCACCTATATCAAACCCTATCCCTTCCCAATTATAATAATTTTCTAATATATATGTATTGCTGGCATCTTTGGGGTGCCCGCAGGCTATATCTAAAAAATAACCCGGTTCATTATATACATAATCAGGCTGACTAGCTAAAAGGTGACAAATAAATTCGTCCTGTCTTTCGCAAGAGAACTTTCTCCCCGCGACCCTTGTAATTTCCTCAAAGTCTCCCGGCATATTCTTTTAAATCTGCATCAACCATCTTTTTTACTAAATCGCTAAAAGAAACTTCGGGCTTCCATCCAAGCTTCTCTCTTGCTGGATTAGAGTCTCCATACAAAAGCTCCACCTCTGCGGGGCGGTAAAACTTTTCATTAATTTCTGCTAATGCAGTATTCTCTTGGAACAATCTAAACTTTTCATCCATCCCTTCCCCGCTCCAGAGGCCCGGTACTCCTGCCGCTGCAAAAGCTTCGCTAACGAACTCTTTGACAGAATGAGTTTCGTTACTTGACAGGACATATTCATTCGGTTCGGACTGGTTTAACATCGCCCAAACACCTTTCACAAAATCTTCAGAGTCAGACCAATCTCTTCTAGAGTTTACATTACCTAATTGAAGTGGCTCAAATTTTTCTCCTTTATCCAGCGCGCTTTTTATTCTAGCAACTCCTTTTGTAATTTTTCTAGTGACGAACTCTTCTCCTCTTTTAACTCCTTCGTGATTAAATAAAATACTATGAATTGCAAAAAGATTATAAGACTCTCTGTAAACTTTAACTATATGTCTAGCAGCAGCTTTAGATGCTCCGTATGGGCTTCTAGGCTTGATTGGGTGCTTGATATCTTGCGGACTATAGTCTACGTCTCCAAATTCTTCAGAAGACCCAGCGCTATAGAAGCGGCAGTCAGGCTTAAACTTTCTAATAGCCTCCAAGCATCGAATGACTCCTAATGTATTAACATCGAATACCTGTAGTGGCATGTCCCAGCTAACACCTACAAAAGAATTAGCTCCAAAATTAATAAAAAAATCTGGCTGAATTTCTTTTACAAGTTTATCTATACTTGTACCGTCAGAAAGATCTCCGTCAACAAGTTCGAAGTTAGGGGAGCTAGCAAAAGATTTTATATTTTTATAATTAGGCGAGCCTGAACGACGAACCATACCATAGACTTTAAAATCTTCTGAGCCCGAAGTAGTAGGGCTTAGGAGATATTCGGCCATGTTAGCCCCGTCTTGGCCTAATATACCTGTAATCAATACTTTTATTGCCACAGGTTATTTTATGAAGAAACTAGATTATTTCAAATAAAAATTTACATACCGAAAGACTTACCGCACCCGCAGGATGCAGCAGCTTTAGGATTTACAAAATTAAATCCAGATTTAGCAAAGCCTGTCTCATAGTCTACAACAGTTTCTTCTAGGATAAATGCGCTTTTCTTATCTATACAAACAGTTACTCCATACTCTTCAAATTCTATTATAGAGTCCCCTGCTCTGGGTTCTTCTTCAATTTGAACATCATACAAAAAACCTGAGCATCCGCCGCCCGTCACCGAAATACGGACTAATACATTTTCGCCCTGACCTGACATGGCCTTCAGAGCGTTTTCTGTGAAGCTTATCATAAAAAAAAATTAAGTAGCCCTTTGCATCGAGTCTTTAACTGGATCAAACGGCCTAATCTTAGCGCCCTTAACGGTAATGAGAGGGGCATTTTTCCAAGTCTCGTTTTCTTTACCGCAGCCAGAGTTACGCTTAACATCACCCATGTTCCCTTGGTCTAAGAAGTCGTCGGAGTTAAGAACTTTATCATATCTAACAGGAACTTCGGAATCGCCATAAGATTCAGAAATCACGTTTTCAATAAAGCCTTTATCCACCCCACAAATACAAGGCATATTCTTACGAGGATCAAACCACTTCATATTCAAAGCTCTACCAACGATATCGCCCAGCGGTTCCTCAAAGAAGTTACCTAAAGAAACATGCTGATATGGGCAAGGCATAATGTCTCCATAGCGAGAAACTGGAAGGATTCTCTTAACAGCAATACATCCGATATCTCTACCGTAAGAAGGAGTCATGTGAGTGAAGATATCATACTCTTCCTCGAACTGCTGAAGAATTTTACCTTCTGTCTCTGTCATCATTTGATCAGTAACGTTTTCGTAAGCTCCAACAGGCTTCGCGTATACAACATAAGTGCCAACCTGTTTCTTCTTAGCGAACTCTAAGAAGTTTCTCCATTCTTCGGTATAAATTCTATCTTTCCAAATTACCGTAGAAAGGATAACGTGGAGATCAGCGTCTTTGCATGCATCGATGGCACGCATGACTCTTTCCCAAGAGCCCGGCGCTCTTCTAAATGTGTCGTGATCTTTAGCAGAAGCTCCATCTAAGCTCAACTGAACTTTATCTACCCCGATCTTTTTAAGATGCTTGGCTTTTTCGTAGTCTAGATGCCAACCATTAGAATCTGTCACTAGATAAAATTTAGAAGGATCAATAGCTTCTACTAACTGATCGTACTCTTTGATGATAAGGGGCTCACCTCCTGTAATAACAAAGTTAGCTAAGCCCAGCTCATCCGCCTCCTTGGAAAGCCTTCTAACGTCTTCAAGCTCAAACTTCCTTCTACCGCTAGCTTTTTCCCAATTCTTAGGGACATAAAATTTATCAATACAACAATGCTCACAATCAAAATTACAAAGATAGTCATATTGGAACTGAATGATGGCTATACTTTCTCCCTCTGCAATTTTACGAGGGAAATCCATCATTTTCTTATAAACATGAGGCTTATAAGACTTTAGCCAATTTTGCCGAAGCCCTTCGTCAGTGACTTCGGTGGCTTGCATGACTTTTCCTTCTCGAATCTTAGCGAGCTGCTCATCGGAGAGCGTCCCCTTTTCTTGTGTCAGACGTGCAATTTCTTGCAACTCATCCTCAGACCACATAGGAGGAGCATCATGAGCATTCCCTTCGAGAGGGTTGTGGAACATTGCGTTGTGAGAATTAGCCATACTATTTATTTACACTCTTTTCTGTACCTTCGGTCATTCGTTTTTTTAGCTCTTTAAGTATTTCTCGCCTTTCTTGATATTCTTCTTCAGTAGTCTTGCTTACAGTATATCTGGCGTTAAGTTTCTCTCCGTCGTGACGATAATCTTGCCGAACTCCGCCTCTGTATTGATATTTATTAAGCTCCGCGTCCCTTTCGGAGTCTTGTTCAATTTCTATATTCAAAGCTGAAACAAACCATATCTTTCCTTGAGGATCAGTTACCATGTACTGAGGCTTAATTCTGCCTCTAATATCGTCGATAAGAACTCTAGTACCCTTTTTTAAGAGCTTCTTGCCTTTTTTATCATCGTGGATTTCATCTTCTAAAATCACTCCAAATTGATTTATGACTTTTTTCCAAGGTTTAGAGGTATGTTTAAACCATTTTTCTCCGGTTACGTTGGATTCAAACTCTCTCTTATTGCCTTTTTTATTGTGAATCTTTTCATCAGACAATACTACCTTCTCCTCTGTGTTGTTATTTTCTTCAGACATGTTAGTTCGCGTCAAAGCCAGATTTGTTTTTACCTTCTTCCGGCTCTCTTTCTAGTATCTCTACTAACTCTATATTACACCTTATAGAAGCGAATGGAGGAGTTCTGTATCCGTGGAACGTATGAAAACTGCTGGCCCCTTCATCTCCATACGCTAATTCGGCTGGTATTTGAAGGCTTACTTTAGTCCCTTCACTGATTTGCAATAAAGCTTTATCTAACCCTTCTATGGATTGCCCCTTGGTATATGTTTCATCTTTAGGGGTTCTGGCGCCGATACAAATTTCTATCGGTCCTGATAAAGGTATACTTGTGTCATATGTGCTGTAAAAAATTTTATCCACATATTCTTTCTTTTCATAGTCATATTCTGAACTCGTAACACCTTCGTTAGCCCAAAGCTCATAATGCATTTTGACAGTATCGCCCTCTTTGGGGGTTCTTCCGTCGCCTTCTTTTAATATTTCTATGGAAAATTCTTCGCTCATAAGTAAACTTTTAGTCCTTCTTGCCTTAGTACGGCAATATCTAGGTTATTATAATTAGATTTTTTAAGTTTGTCAATTATTTCATCCGAATAGCTTGCTCCCATAACAATGATTGCTTGAACCGGGTCACTAGAAAGGCTGGATGGGTGCTTGATTATGACATCGCTCGCTGGCGCACGCCTACCTTGCTTGAAAGTAGCGTCGTCAACGATGTACTTCAGCCTGTCCCCTATCCCTGACATCGCTATAACAGCAAGAGCTTGATGGCCAGCTCCGTATACGGCGACGTTATTTTCTCCATACTTATCCACATACTGATTCAAAGACGAAAGGACTTTGTCTTTTTTAAAACGCATCGGTCTAAAGTTGACCTTGCATTCATGATTATCATCAAGGGGAGGAAACTGGGTGTGCTCTATTAGGTTTACCTTCTCTCCTTTTCTAACTTTGGCTGAAATTATATAATCATTCCAAACTACCGAACAGTCCTCTACTATAAACCCGGCTTTATTTAAAACGTCTGTGAGATTTGATTTCCTAAAGTAGGATATATGGTCACCTATAAACTCTGAGAAATGATCCGTTTTTATCATCATGTCAAAGTTGGGAACTTCAACTAGGCCTACTCCGCCATATGAGAGATTAGCAAACATCGACTCAAGCATTCCTACTGGGTTTATATAATGCTCAAGAAAATTCATAGATATGAAAGCGTCAAAAGGATGGCCGCCTATTTCAACATTCCCTTCATCCACATATCCTTTTCTTACATTTAGCCCTTGGCTAATACACGCATCTACTAATTCATCGTTATGTTCTATCCCGTAAGCATCGGCGCCGCAGTCTTTCATTAGCTGCAAATACTCACCTCCTCCGCATCCGGCCTCTAAAACTTTTTTTCCTTGTAAATTGTTATCTTGGATGAACTTAGAAAACTGCTGCATCCTGAAATCTCTCATCTCTTCAGAAAAAGCAGCAGCTCTTATAACGTCTTTATAATAATCAACAGGCTCGTTAGTTATTTGTACCAAGCCACAATATCTACATTGCACAACTTCCAGATCAACTTTATCTGGATCATCATATTGCTGCGCTCCTTTAGGCATCCCTTCTAAAACGAAGGAATGGTCAGGAAAAAAATCTCCTTCACAAACTATACATTTTTCTCTTCTAGCCATTTAAAATAACCAATTTTCTACAATCTTCTTTTATATAGTCTTTGTACATATGATGAAGCTCAATTAAGTCATCGGGGCATTCGTCGTGCCATTTTAAAAATCCCGGATCTTTTTCTGTAAGACCTTTGTTTGGCGGATCAAAATTGTCAGGCAAAGTGCATGCGAACAAGAAAGAAATATAGTGACATAAGACTTCCCTGTCAATAAATAATTCTTTTGAACATAAAGGTATCTCCTCAAACTCTACAGGATGACCTAGTTCTATTTTTGCGACGAGCTTGACCCTTTCTGCCATCGTTTCTTTATATCGAATGACTCCGCCCGGGATATGCCAGCCAGTGCCAGCGTACTCATCGTCTCGCCAAGCAAGAAGGCACCTATTCTTAGAATCTTTTATTAAAAGATCTACGTTGGTAATTGGAGTCATTTTGCTGACTCCCATAAAAATTTCTTCTGGCAGACCCATTTCCGGTTGCTCCTGCCTGAAAGTTTTTATTTTATCTTCAAGGATCTCAAGCGAAGATGTAATTTTGCTTTTTTCTTTTATCTCGTACATCATCAGTAAACAAAAAGTTTTTCGTCAATTATAGAATTGTTTTGGTTGTACCAGTTGTAAATTTTTTTTATGCTATCATCTATATTTTGAAATTTTATTCCAGACTCTTCACAAAAGCGCGTGTTGTCTCCGCTGTACTCGTAACCGCCCGTATCGTTTTCAACTACGATATCTAAATCTTTCCCCGATACTCGTTTTATTTTTTCGGCTAAATCTTTGTATGAATAGCATTCTCCAGTGCAAATATTATAATTTTTATGTTTAGGGGTATTGTTAATGAACCATTTTACAACTTTCACTAAGTCGTCAATATAAAGATAATCAAAAACAGAATTAAATCTCATTTTTATAGGCTTACCCAAAACAGCTTTACAGCAAGCGTTTGGTATGAACCTGTACCTCCAATCGTCATATTCTCCAAAAACCCCAAACAATCTTAAATTGTAAATATTAGAACTTTCTAGCGAGTGCTTGTTCATTAAATATTTGGAATATCCATATTGATCTATAGGCACATTTTCATTATAATAGGACTCCTTCATTTTTGAAGTCCAATTTTCTCTATTAAACTCTGCCCCCGAACCGAAATAAATCATTTTACCAAAATGATCACTACATCTTGCAATGTTAAAAAACATTCTAAGATTCTTTTCTAAAACTAAATTCGGATTCTTGTCGGAAAATTCTGGAGCCGCGTCATAAGTCGCTCCGTGGATTACAATGTCATAACCTCTGTTAGTTATAAATTTTTCTACCTTTTTTGAATCAGTAAGATCTAATTGAGAGCTATTGTAAGATACAATATTATAGGGCCATCTTAAAAATTTTCCTTGATAGTTTTCAGCTGAAGACAGTTGTTCTTTGAGGCTTTTGGCTATAAACCCATTCCCGCCTGTTATTAAAATTTTCTTAACCTTCAAATTCTTTTATTAAAAGATTTTCTCTAAACTCTTCTCTATCTAAAAACGGAGCCAGATCTTCCATTGGAAGAGTAGTGAAGCTTCCATCTTCTTTTTTCTTTACCGAAGCTTTTGGCAAAGTGACGTGACTTGGGTCTACGATTAGCTCGCATATCGCAGGGGATTTAAGATCTAAGACTTTTTTAACACAGGTCTTTAAGGATGATTGACTGGTAGCCTTGAAGAAAGGTAGCCCGTATGATTTAGCTATAAGCTCTATTGGTGGCAAAGTTAGACCGCTAGAGGGATCGCTAATAACTAGATTGCCTCCGAAGTGATTATTTTGAGTAGTTCTAATCGAGCCATAACCGTTATTGTTTAAAATAAAAAATTTGATTGGAAGATCGTATCTTTTTACAAGCTCAAGCTCTTGAGTGTTCATGACGAATCCTCCATCGCCTTCTATAGTAATCGTCTCCTTTCCGCTTGCCATGCATCCGGCTATAGCCGCGGGCACAGCGAATCCCATAGACCCTAAGCCTTGGCTATTATATACCCTTGTTCCTTTCTTGCATTTGAAAGCTTGCATGGTGACCTCGCTGCAGGCGCCTGAGCTTCCGGGCACAAGCAGAGAGTTCTCTGGTAAAAGTTCCGATAAGTATTCTATGAAAGCGTAATTACTTATAGGTCCCGATTTCTCTAAATGCTCCCTTTGTACTACTGGGTATTTATTATAGAGATTCTTGCAAAAAGAAAGCCACTCCTTTGAGACTATATGTTTTTCTGTAAGCTGTTTGTTTAAATGAAAAAGAAAAGATTTAGCATCAACGTCAAATGGATAATCTATATCTATTCCAAGTTTGTTTATTTCATTCTTGTCTATATCAACTATACATTTTTTTGCCTCTCTTGCAAAATATTGAGGCTGATACGCTAGTTGTCCATGGTCAAGCCTAGCGCCTAGAACTATGATAAGATCAGAATTTTGCTGATTGAAGTTAGCGCCTCTTTGTCCGACGCCTCCCGGCCTGCCAACATACTGCGGATGATCTTCTTCTAAGAAGTCCAAAGCTTTCCATGTTGTCAAAACTGGAATGTTGGTCTTCTTTATAAATTCAAGAAATTCAGAATATGCGCCAGAACTTCTAACTCCATTCCCAACTAATACTATAGGTCTTTCTGCTTTTTCTAAAGAGGTTAAAAACTTGCCAAGAGATGGAAGCCAGCTATTCTCATTAAACAAAAACTGCTGTTTATCGCATTTTAAATCTTGTAGTTTTATTTTAGCGGCCTGTATATCTAATGGTATATCTAAATGAACTGGACCTTTCCTGCCCGTCGTCGCTTCTTTTATACATTTGTCTAAATGAAGTTTTATATCTTTAGGATCATCTACCGTTGCTGAATATTTAGTTATACTTTCATATATTTTAGTAGAATTTATTTCTTGAAATCCTATCTGCCTAACTCCCCTGTCGCCAACTCTATCTTTATTCTGTACTTGCCCTGTTATTATTAACATAGGAACAGAGTCTAGCCATGCTGAGGCAACTCCTGTAACAGCATTGGTAGCGCCGGGGCCTGTAGTTACCAAACATACCCCCAACTTCTGCGTATATTGACCGTAAGATTCCGCGCAAATAGAAGAACCTTGCTCGTGTAAATTTGCTACTAACTCTATATCTTTTTTTGCTATAGAGTCTACTAAATGTATGCAACCACCGCCCGAAACGCAAAAGACATGTTTTACATACTCTTCTAGCCTAGAGGCTACGTAATCTGACAACTTCATCTCCAGTAAGATATAATAGTTTTTCTATTTGGATTTTTATTAATAGTCTCGTCGGTATAAAAAGAATCATCTGGAAAGTGGGTTGATGACACTTCTTCTATAACGCAGCCATTCTCGCTTGAAAAAGAGTGTTTGGAAGGTGGGAAAATTGTAAATGTGTCACCTTCTGACAAAGCGCTTTTAACCCCGTCTATAAACAAATTAACTTTACCATGTAAAATCATGAACGTCTCTTCTTTCTGCTTATGATGTTGTTCTGGATGTCTTTGGCCGGGGAGAACTATTATCAACTTTTTACAATATTCTCTATTAATAACAGTTATCATAGAGATTCCAGTTTCGTAAAATCTATCTATTCCATAATGATGAGATATTTCAAGATCTGCGGAGGATGGATAAGTTACTTTGGCCTCATCTAAAAAAGCTTTCACGTCTTGAACAATGCTCCAAGCCTTGTCTCGTTGATTGCTTGTGCTAACGTTAGATTCCAATACTGGAGCGTTGGTAGGTATATCTTCCTTAACCGTAAAACGATTATATTTAGACATTGAGTCCGCCAAGTACTGACCTTCTATACTGGGCCAAGCGCAATAGAAAGAATCTCTGGAAACAATCTCCCCTTTCTTGAGCTCAGTCTTAGCGAATATTCCTCTTTTAAATTGAGCTAAATCCCCTAACTCTTTTTGGGAGGCCGGAGCTCTTTCTTCTGAGCCGCAAGCTCTTAAGGAATTCAATGCATTATCAAGCCAATGATAAATTTCATCTGGAGTGCAAGAGTAAGCATTGCGCGGATATTCTTCGGTCTCTACAGCAACATGCTTCTCTGAAGAGAAGATTCCTTTAGCAATAGCTAAGTTTATAGCCCGTATTTCTTGCGGGGCTTCGTGAGTCGAGTATCCAACTTTAACTCCGGGATATCTCTGCTTTAATAAAGATATTTGATTAAGCTCAAGCTCTTCAAAAGGCGTAGGGTATTTGCCTACGCAATGCATTAAAGAGAAATCTTTCCGCCTGTGCTGCATAAAGCTCACAACATTATCAATTTCCTTCAAGGAAGCTCCGGCTGTCGAAATTATAATTGGAATATCCAGATCTTTAACCTTATTTAATAAAGACCAATCAGTAAAGGAGCAACTAGCTACTTTTGCGATATCAAACTTCATCTCTACTATCCTATCGACAGAAGATTCATCAAAAGCCGTGCACATTGTCAGAAAGCCTTTTTCTTCAGCGTAAGATTTTAAGTTTAAAAACTCTTCTCGGGATAGATTTGTTTCTTTGAATCTTTTAACATACTTTAGATCATCTCTGTCTTTATAGTCTTGATGGATAAAACTGTCTAAATCTCTAAACTGAAACTTCCAAGCAAAATCAAATTCATTTTTAAACGAACTCACAGTTTTGGCGAACTCATCTATCATAAGCTTTCCGTGCTCCACATCTCCCATGTGGTTATTCGCCATTTCTAAAATTATTAAAATTTTATTACTCATTTATATTTAGTGTGAACTATATCGCTATAAGTTGTAGCTTTATTTGCGGTACTGCCTCTTGGTTGGAAGCTTAAAAGATCTTTTGCATTGATGTTTTTGTCATCTATAAACACGTCATAAAAAGGCTTCCAGAATTTTACTGCATGAAACTTAACTCCCCATTCCTCTAGCTGCCTTCTGGTCAAATCCTCCCAATCTTTTCCAGTAGTACTACCTCTAGCTGTCCAATATACTATCTTATGCCCGTCCTCATACATAGAATTAACTTTATCTATATGCTCTTGGATAGGAGTGCTGCCGTAATAATCTCTTTCGTTTGAATTAGGTAGAGATGGGGTGTTGCAAATAGTCTCGTCTATGTCAACATAAATTACCATATAAACTTATCTTTATAGTATTCTGTTATTTTTTGTATTTCTTCGTCGAAGTTCTTCTTTGGCTCCCAGCCTAGAGATCTTAGTTTAGAATCATTTAAGGCATATCTTACATCTTGCCCCGGTCTAGATATAGACAAGTCTAAGTAATCGTTTAAGTTTGACTCATCCTCATTCAGTTTCCCAAAACACTTTAAAACTTTTTTGACTGTGTCAATATTCTTTTGTTCAAATCCTCCAGCTACGTTATATATCTCGTTGACTTTGCCAGATTCTATAATAGTCGTTACAGCGCTTGCCGTGTCTTCGGCGTGCAACCAATTTCTAACAGGAGAGCCATCGTTATGCAAGGGAATTTTCTTTCCAAGCTTGATATACTTACAAGTTTTAGCAACCAGTTTTTCAACATACTGATGAGTGCCGTAATTATTAGTCGGCCGCAAGATAATGTAAGGTATTTGATAAGTCCTATGCCATGCAAGAACCAACATATCCGCCGAAGCTTTTGTAGCGGAATATGGGTTAGAGGGTTTTACCAAATCATTTTCAGTATGTTCGCCAGAGTCGATATCTCCATAAACTTCATCAGTGCTAAAATGAAAAAATATAGGAACATCTTTTCCTTCTTGTCTAAAATGTCTTATTCTTTCTAATAAGTTATGAACGCCTTTAATATTAGAATGTACGAAGTCTTCACTGCATACTATAGAATTTCCGACATGAGTTTCGGCCGCTGCGTTAATAACGTAGTCGCAGTCGTAAAGAAACTTAATATTATTTATATCATCCTCTTGGAATTCAAAGTTCTCGTAAGAGTTAAACTCGTCTAAAAGATCTGGAGTTGAAGCGTAAGTTAGTTTATCTACACCTCTTACATACCATCCGAGTTCGAGACATCTTCTGGTTAAATGAGATGCTATAAATCCTAAGCATCCAGTTATATAGACTAATTTCTTCATGCAAAATATTCTTTTATCTTATCACAAACATAATCTACATCCTCTAAGTCCATTCCGTGATGGGCCCCTAATAAAAATCCATTCTTCATCACTAAGTCAGCATTCTTGAATTCTTGCAAATACTCTCTATAGATAGGATGCCTAGTTACATTCCCTGCGAATGTCACTCTAGTTTGCACTCTATTATCTTCAAGATAATTGAGGAGGTCTAATCTA